ATCTTTAATCATGTCATTAGCAACGACTAAAACACGTAGAACAATATTGTCAGTATTCAATTCAGCAAAGTGAGCCATTATTGAAATCTCCATTTGATTACAACAATGCCAGATCCACCAGAACCACCAGTAGCTGATGCTGAACCGCCACCGCCACCGCCTGTATTTGCTGTCCCGTTAGAACCATTGCCATTATTTCCAGCTTTAGTCCCATTGCCACCGCCACCCGAACCACCAACTGCACCATTAGCATTATTACCGCCACCGCCACCGCCACCAGCGTAATCAACTGAAGAACCAGTTATTGATGAACTTGCACCAGAGCCACCATTACCAACAGTTACAAATGAGCCGTTAGTACCAGCACTTCCTTTTCCACCACCACCACCAGCATTGCGAGTATAAATATAGCTTGGGTATCCAGTTGTATTATAGAATCCATCTCCACCAGAATTACCTTCGCCAGATACTCCTGTACCAGGACTAAAACTATTGTTAGTTCCTTGAGATCCTCCACCAGAACCGCCATTCCCACCATTTCCGTTAGCGCCACCACCTTGGCTTCCACCACCGCCACCGCCAGTAGTAGAAACTGAATTAAATGATGAGGCTGACCCTGAACCACCTTTCTGCATATCACCACTAGTGCTTCCACCGCCACCGCCACCGACAGTAACTGTATAAGTAGTTGCAGTTACCGAGGATGATGATGATGTTTTCATTCCACCAGCACCACCACCGCCACCTGCGCCACCACCGCCACCTGCACCACCAGCCACTATTAAATATTCAACTATGGAGCCTTCAGTTTCGTTACCGCCAAGTTTATTAACAGTAAACGAGCCAGTTCCATTGAAGGAAGCAATTTTGTAATCACCAGATGTCGTAACAGTTGCCCCAGACGTTGAAACGTCCATATATGGGTTTCCAAACGACCTCTGGTTTTGAAAAAGAGCTTGTAAAGCACCACTCATGTCAATCCACTCCCTGAGATTAGCCAAGTTGTTGAAGTCATTTTGATTGCTGTTGCTGATCCATATTGAGCAAGACTTCGTGAGCCTGTAGTACCAGCAGGACTTAAATACATCGTGTCAGTAGTAATCGCAATTGTTACCACTTGGCTTGTCATGTTGACAAATGTAATTGCAGTTCCAATTGGATATGCAACAGAACCATTGTCAGGAATTGTGTATGTCCTTGCATTGGCATCACTTGATGGATGGAATATATGCTTACCAGAATCTGCTAAAACTAATGTGTAAGCAGCACTTTGGCTGTTCTGAGGAATATTTCTAAAGCCAACAGCATCTGTTCCATCTACTGTGCAATTACTTAAATTGCCACTTGTAGGAGTTCCTAGAACAGGAGTTACTAAAGTAGGACTTGTTGCAAATACGTTAGCACCACTACCAGTTTCATCTGTTAAAACAGCCGCCAAATTAGCACTTGATGGAGTTGCAAGAAATGTAGCTACACCAGTACCAAGACCTGATACACCAGTAGCAATAGGAAGGCCAGTAGCATTTGTAAGAGTTGCAGATGTTGGAGTTCCAAGAACTGGCGTTACAAGAGTAGGGCTTGTAGATAAAACATTGTTTCCAGAGCCTGTGCTTGTTCCAACACCAGTACCACCCTTAGTTACTTTTAGTAATGGACCTGCATCAAACAACGCATCAATAGAGTCTAGATCAGTATTGATCTTAGTACCCCATGAATCTGTTGATGCGCCAACTTCTGGCTTAGTTAAGCCTAGATTTGTGGTGGTTGTATCTGCCATGTTTTACCCCTAATAGTCTGAACTTTATACAGAAACTGTTGTCCAAATTTCGGACACATCTGATTCTGTTTCCCATTTTTTTCTAGCATTAATCACAACACTAGAAGTATCAACAATTATTGCTTCACAATTACGTTTTCGGTTGTATTGAATATCTAAAATACTTGATGCAATGAGGGCAACATTGCCAACAGCATCCAATCCACCTGCAACAGTCATTTCAGATATATCAACTATTACAATATGTGCATTAGAAATCTTTACTGCGCCTACAGCTACTGTGCTAGTTGAGCTTATCTCAAACTGAGCGTCTTTTATTTTGTCACCAGCAACAACTACAGTAGAGGCAGAAGCAATTGCAAGCGCACCTAAGTACGCTCCAAAGGAGTATGCGCCTCCACTATAATCACCACGCCCGTAAGCAGCCATATTAGCTCAATGTGATAGACAAACTAGAAGCAGGAATGCGGAAAATGTCTCCCTCATTGATTGCTTTGGAGACTGTCAATGGAGCCCATGCAAGCAAAGTTCCACCAGTTGAAGCAGTATAAATACCTGCCCAACCAATTGTTCCCCAATTACCACCAGAGGCAGCAGCAAACTCAATTGCGGCAGCGTTAGTAAATGTTGTTGCAGTACCGCTACCAGAAATGGTTCCCGCAGATACACGGGCATAACCACTACCAGATACTTCTGTACCGCCACCAGTATCACTAGGAGCAGCAGTAAATAATCCTACAAACCATGCGGTAGGACGAGTAACAGAACCTGTATTAAACAAGTACGTTAGTGCAAGATTTTCTGTGTAGTCTGTAAAAGATGACATTTATTACCCCAAAGATCGGGCTCTAACGAGTGGAGTTGAAGAAACAGAAGCCCTTTGATCTGCTACCTCAATGTCGCCCAAGGAGTTGACATACATCTGACTCCATACGGCTAGACGTTCATCGTCTTTCAAGTATGGTGCAGCCTCTAACAGCGCACCATACAAGTACAAGTCTGGGGCATAAGCTAGGAGCCAGTTGCTTGTGTTTGAATCACTTAACGCAGGAATCTTAGCATAATATGTAAGTTCTGCGGAATATGTTGAATCAGGTGTTGGTATGAATTCTAACTGAGTTCCAGTAATTGTGTAATATGCTGGTTGACCAGTAGAAACATATCTATTGGCCTTTAACTCATCCCCGTAAGCCTCAGTTACAAACTGTAGTCTGACAATGGGATTAGTGTTTAGTTGGAATTCTTTGGCTTGTAGCCAATCAGAAGGATAAGCAAAAAATGCTGTTTCGATCTGACCATTGGCACGTTTAACCATTTGGCGAGTACGCAACTTGCGGTTAAATTTGGCTTCTGCAATGGTAATAAAGCTAGGAATAATAGAGGTCAGGTCATCCCGATTAAGATAATCTGCTATTGTTGCTTTAAGCCCTGCAAAAGTATCAAGTGCCATTTTCTACATCCCTACACGCTAGTGTATGCTCATGTTTGAACTCAAATGTTCCAATATGGAAGATCTCTTTAGAAAGATCTTGATCCACATAAGTTTTATGCCCATTCTGGGCGGCTCTACGGCAAAACCATACATCTTCACCAATGTAGTCTTCCGCAGCAGGAACCCAAGGGATAGCAAACCAAGGATATTCCATAGATTTATAGACTTCGGATTTGACAAGCATTACGCCCATCCCGCAGTAGTCTACGTCAACAAGTCCTGTTGAATCGTCATCAGTATATACCCTATTTATAAATGTTGCATCCATATCTGGGGTATTTTTTTTCACCGCAATTGGCTCTGTAGGGAATCTGCGCTTGGCATAGTTTCCACAGACAATACCCGTATCATGCTTTAACAGGCGAATAATGGAATCCTTTGGAAACCTCATATCGCTATCTAACCACAGGGTATGGGTACATTCTGCTGCAACCGCATCCCTAGCCAAATCCTGACGTTGTGCTGACAATAATGTGCCAGAACTAGTGTAGATCACTACTTTGTGATTTGTTGTCCCTACAGTAAATCCAACTAATCTAGCCAAATCAAAGGCAAATCCCGAATTAACAAAATCCCGTGTTGGGACTAATATCCCAATGGTCTTACTATCCATTAAACTTCTCCAGGTCTTGTGCGAAATGCACGATTATCAGGGTCATTGAGCCAACGCTTCATGTAAGCTTGGTCATCAAGTTTCCCTTCCGCTTTCATTTGATAAAACAATGCCATTGGGATGGATGCAACATGATGCATATCACCTTTCCAATTAGCCTTTTCATCAAAAGAATTAAATCTATCTTTGTTGTCTGAAACTATCTGAGTCGCATCAATAATTGTCTCAATTGTGGCTTCGTCTTTTTCGGCATCGTAATGCCACATCTTACGAGTACCAGTTTCAGTATTAATGTCAAAAAGTTTTGTGTGCATATAAAAAAAGGGTGGGTTATTAGCCCACCCTTTATATTTCAGATTAGGTCTGAATTGTTGAGTTCAAGTCATAGACAGCGCCATGAGCTTTCTCATTCTTGATCTTCAAGCCCCACTCACACAAGAGCATACGCTTCTCGGCATCACCTGTCTTAGCCAGTTCAACTGTCTGGAAGGGACGCAGATAAGCAACGCTTGCGTATTCAGGATCAAGCACGAAAACATCACGTTCACGTTGGAACCTGTTGGGAACAATACTCACGTTACCGAAATCGGAAACATAAATATCTGCAGCGCCAATCAAAGTAGCGGGTTTAGCACCACCATTGATGTTGAAACGGCTAGAAGCGATACCAGCCATCTTAGACAAGTTCTGCTTGTTAACAGGACCAGCCATAACGATAGTTGGTGAACCACCTTCTGTCCACACCTTCTGAATTACGTCTTTCAGCAATGCTTCGCTGAATGAACGCAAGTTAGTTGTTGTGGCATCAGTACGAGCCGCATCAGGGATAGTAGTGTATGAAGGATCACCACCACCAGTACCTTCGTTGGTATTGGTCTTCAAGAAGGCCAACAGACCTGCGGTCTTACGTGCGGCAGATGTAGAACCAGCAGTTGCGGCTTGGTTAGCCAACATTGTGGAACACATATCACGCTTAATTTCCGCAGATTTTTTAGCCATTTGATATGACAATTCTGAGCGTCTGCCAGCTTTGTCAACAGCTTCCAATGTACCAGCAATGATTACATCCTTACGGCTAATCTGGGTGTAGTTGCCCAAACGAACTGTAGCTGTAACTGCTGTGAAAGAAGTGATGTCATCGCCTTCAATCTGTGCATTAGTTGTGCTGGCAGCGGCCAGATCGTCTGTTTGCCATTCAAAGAATGTATTGGTGACGTTTTCACGGCCAATGTTACTCATAAATGGAGTTTCTTCTGGTGAAATCTGATAGATAACATTCGAAAGGTCCTCTCTAACGCCTTTAGCGTCAAATCGGGTGTACGTGTTTGTAATAGCAGCCATGATAGGTCCTTAAATAAATTTCTCGAAAAGGGATGCGGCATCTCTGACGCTTCCAGTTTGTGCAAGACGCTTTTTTGCGTTATTTAAATCACTCGACTTAGAACTTACGCTACCTGCTGAACCAGGACTGACCATCTTAGGAGCCTTCTTAATCTTAGCTTGGAACTCAGGACGCTTACTCATCATCTGGTCATACTTCCACGCTTTGTGAAGCGCAAGCAATGCCCGTGAATCTGTAATCGTACTCAACTCTTGCTCAGAAAACCCTAAATTCTGACCATACTCCAATAAAG